GAACGCAGGCGTGGCGCTGATGCCGACCGTGACTGCACCGCTGCTCGTGGTTGCCGTGATAGGGGCCGTGCCCGTCACCGAAGTGATGCTGCCCGACGCAAGACCGCACGCACCGCCTGCAGCCACTAGGTGATGAGAGCCGTCGAACTGGGCGCACTGGCCTACCGCTTGGTTCGGCATAATCAGGTTGCCGTACACGGTCGCATCCGTGGAGGTGTAGGACGATGTTGATGCGCCTGAGAAGTTCAGTTTGGCAGCCTGCAACTGCGCGTAGTTGGTGGTGCCGCCGTCATAGACGGCTAAACCACTTACAACGCCTGCGTCGTTGTAGTTGACTTCCAGCCACGTGTTTTTGCTGTTGAGATACAACGGCTGGGAAGCCTTCGATGCTAGCGTCATGCCGTCAAACGTCCCGCCGCCGATGGTAGCCGTGCCGTTGACGTTCATAGACGTAGGCCCGAAGTTGGACGAACCCGCCCAGTAGTACCCGCCAGTGTCGATGGTGCCCTTCAGCACGTTGTTAACGTAGAAGCGATAACCCGCCGAACCGGATGCGATGTTGAACATCATGCCCGGGCTGGCCTGGTAGTCGCCTGCAATAGCCGGGAGTGCGGCGGGCAACGTCACGGTGCCGTTCGTGAACTGGAGGAAGTTGTTAAACGAAGTCTGCCCCGTGAAGGTCTTGTTACCTGCAGCAGTTTGGTTCGTGGCGAGGTCCATGAAGGTCGCGGCAGACCCGTTCGGGAGGAACCCGTTGAAAGGCACCGCCTGGGTAATCATGCCCGTCGTGATGGTGCTCGTGCCGTAAGGAATCACCACGTTACCGACCGCAAGCCAACCCGTGTCGGCAGCGGGTGCGGTTGGGGAAGTGCCCGTCACGCCCGTCGTGGATTGACACACGACGATGTCTGCACGGTCACGGTCAGCGACTGCGCTGCTTGCGACGTTCGTGCTCGAAACAAAGTTGACCGTTTGCGGCGTGATGTCCTGGGTCTGGACCTGACACTCGATGGTGTAGGCCGTGGACTGTCCAGACGTTCCTGGCGCGTTCAGAGGGCCGATGGCCGGGGTAGCCGAGAACAGCATGCCGTGATGGAACAGCTGCGTAGGGTCAGCCGCCAGCTGCTGCGTACCCGTTCCGAACGGGCTGAGGTCAGCCGAGTAAACGGAGTATACCGACCCGATAGTGTTCGTTGTCGAAGGAGCCACCTGCACGTAGAGGCCGCTCTGCGGAGACACCGTGAGGTTCGTGAAAATCATGCCGTTGTTGGAGCGCCCCAGGAAGTCCCAGATGAGCTGACCGAAGCCGTACTCAGTATCCCGGCCCATGGTATTGAGCCAGCTGGAAGGGGGCTGCACGTTCATCGGCCACTGTACACGGTTCACAGCCATCGCAGGCGCAACCATAGAGAGCGCCATAGCCGCCGACAGAATGAATGCCTTAAGACGTTTCAATTTGACTCCTTAAAAGGGAAACACGAACCCTCATACCATTCGAGAGTCCGTGCCCGAATCCCTTGGGAGTATGGCGGTTAAGCCACGCGAACAGCCCAAAGGGTGAGTGTACCGTTGTCGTTCAGGCCGCCACCGCCGCTCAGCGACCAGGTTACGGACGGCTGTTGGCCGCCGATAGCCGTTCCAAGCAACTGCACGGACTGGTGCGCCACGCCGCTGCCGCCGTCCAAGCCAACGCTATGCGGTGCTTCCCAGCTGCCGTTTGCGCCCGACAGTGAGGAGTTGCCGCTGCCCGTCCAGGTGTAGAACAAGGCTTGGGCGTAGAGTTTGTAGGTGCCCGTAGGCAGAACGACAGGCAACTGCAACGAGGTGCTGCTGCCGCTCAGGCGAGTGACGTTGAAGTAGGTTGAGCCCACGCCTCCGGCAGGTCCAGCAGGACCCGTTGCGCCTGTTGGTCCCGTAGGACCCGAGGGGCCGGGGTTGCCTTGCGGACCTTGAATGCCCGCAGGACCCGTTGCGCCCGTTGCGCCTTTGGGACCTTGCGGACCTGCAGGGCCGGGGTTGCCTTGCGGACCCGGAGGACCTTGAATGCCTTGCGGACCCGGGTCACCCTTCGGACCCGGAGGACCTTGAATGCCTTGCGGACCCGGAGGACCCGCAGGACCGGGGGTGCCGTTATCGTTGATTTGGAACACGCCCGGGGACAGCTCATCAATGACGATGTTGGGACCTGCCAGAATCTGTAGGTCACCCGTCCGTGCGTTGACAGAGGTGACGCCAGTGTTTGTGAAGAGCGTGGTCTGGCTATCGGGCTGGGAGAGGCCGATGCCGTTGCCTGCTAGGAAGCGCAACACGCCCGTCTGCCCGCCCAACGAGGTTACGCCTTCGTTCGTGATGGTGAGGTTGCCGGCATTGTCGAACGTCGCATTGATGCCTGCGCCGCTCTCAATGGTGACTGCACCCGTGACGCCGTTGATGCTCGTGATACCGAGGTTCTTCAGAACCAGTTGGCCAGCCCCTGGCGATGAGATGCTGATTCCCGTTCCCGTCACGTTGATGGCGCCCGTGACGCCATTGATGCCCGACACCAACGCGCCCACGACCGTGTCGAACAGGGACTGCATGGACGGTAGAAGGTACTGGATGTTAGCCGCCGTTACCGCAGGCGCACCCGGACCCACCGTGATTTGGGCGAACGGAGTGAAGCCTACCGGGGCCGCAGTCGTACCCGGAGAGTACTGATAGGTGATGCTTTCATTGACCGAGTACACCGTGCCGCCGCTGATGACGCCCGTTTCACTCTCAATGTCGCGTGGCTGCGGGTTCGTCTGCGCCTGCGCGTACTGCACGGAAATGAGGTCAACACGCGGGGTCGAACCCGTGTTAGGCGTCAGCGGGATGACCTGCGCGGGGCACGTGTCGATGACGCGCTGATTGAGGAACAACGTCTGGCCCTGCCCGCCGATGGTGATACCCAAGGCGTTAGAGGCCGGGACGATGGTCAGCGGGCCAGTGCCGTTCCCCGGCTGGGGCATAGCACTCGTCGCACCGAGCAGGACCGTGAGAGCAGCTGCAACCAGCTGACGGTTAGCGTCAATGTCTTGGTCCAGGTCTGAGCTGAGGACCAATTCACCGTCGCCATACGTGCGGAACATTACACTAGACACTGATTAGACTCCTTACGATACACGGTTGTCGGCATAGACAGGTTGAAATCCGGTTGCTTTGATGCTGTTCACCAGAGCGCCCACGCTGGGCGTCAGCGGGCCAGGCAGCACTCGAATGACGGGGTTAAGCAACATGGTGCCCCCGCCAGTTTCACGGCTAACATGCGACCGTCCCAGGAAGAAGCCTGACTGGGTCAAGCCGCCATAGCTGAAGAGGACGCAGAATTGGCCGCTAGTGAGACCCACCTTGGCCGCCATCTTAGGGTTGCTCTGAATGTCGAAGCACACCACGGTAGGCAGTTCAGGAACGTCCTGGGGCCGTCCGTCAAGGGCGCCATAGCTGTCGATGCCGCCTGCAGAGTCAGCGCCCAGCAACTGCGCGTTGAGCGCCTCAGACGCCTGGTAGAAGTCGTTGAGGTAGGACTGCACGCGGGTCTGGATAGCGTAGAGCGTATTCCGTCCGGCAATGACCGCCTGTTGAATGCGAAGCGCATAGCTGGCGTCCGTTTCAGCCTGAAAGTTGCCGTTGACTAACACCGTACCACGCGGGAACCCGCCTGGGCCGAAGAAGTCATTGGCGATGGCTTCTAGGTTTGTGTCGGTTGCAGTCAACAGCCGTTTTTGCAGACCAACATAGTCAATCTGCTCCTTCGAGGTCTGCAACGGCACCGCAAGGCTGTTCATCAGCGCGTAGGTATTGCCTCCCGGCTTCAGAGCACCGTCTGAGAACCACGATTGGGGCAACAGCTTCGTGATGCGACTGGTGAAGTCGGCAAGGTCATAGAAGGCCATTAGGAGAAGGTCACCGTTCCAACTTGGGCCAACTGCGTTTGCGTGATGGTTACATCAGCCGCCACGCCGTTCAGCGTCAAGCCTGAGTACGAGAACACGCCCGGGACATTCTGAATGACGTTGCCAATGTTGACGTAGTGGCAGGTGTTTCCAACACCGAGCGTGTTGATATACGTCTTCAATGCGGCCGCTACGGCAGCCTGCACCGCCGAGAGCGAACCTGTGGTTGACGTGGAAATGCTGACGGATACGTTCACCGCTACGTTGGTTGGCTTCTGTACTTCAAACTGAGCGCCTGCGGCACGGACCTTCTCAACCGCACTCTGGACAGCGCCCGTCACCGATGTGCTAGCGTTGCCCGTGCCGTCGTCCACGACAACGGTGAACCCGGAGGGGAAGGCCGTTCCGTCAAAGTGCTTGTACTCAATAATCTGATACGTCAGGTTCGGCTGCACGCCCGTGATGGCCGATGCGACAGCCGCCCAGTCAGCGGAGGCCAGTGACTGGATGTAGTCAATAAAGCGAATCTTGAGGGCCGCATCCGTTTCCTGGTCCTCGCCATTGACGAAGTTGGAGGCGTTCGTTACGGAGTTGACGCCTTGGAAACCGGACACGATTTGGGAAATGGTGCCTTGCGCCACTTTGCCCGATGCGCCCGTCAGAACCGCCTGGACACGAACCTGGATGGAATTCACGCCGGGAGGGAAGTAGTACACCTGCCGAACGGGGTCCCAGCTGTTGAGGCCCGTCGTATCCGCAATGAGCGTGAACTGAATTTGCGATACCGGGGTCTGCACGGTGCCGCCTAGATTGACCAGCAACTCGTTGGTCGTGATTTGACGCGTCAACGTCACCAGGCCGCTGGAGGAGACAGCCGGGAGGCGTTTCATACCCCAGTCCGCAACGTACGAGTCAACGTCAACGCCCTTGGAGCTGCCTAGACGGTTCGTGTTGTAAACGTGCGCAATCATCTGCTGCAGGATGAGCGTGTTGGCTGCAACCGCCTGGATGAAGGCAAGGGCTACAGAACCCGAACGGAGGTTGTTGACCTTCGCAGTACTGTTCGACAACTGCGTCGTCATAGCGTTGACGTACGTGTTGAAACTGTTTAGAGTAAGCGGCAATTAACTGACCTCAAGCTGCGGAATCAACACGACAGAGCCATCCGCCAACGGGATGGTTGCGTTGATTATGATGACGTTCTTGTTCTGCTCGACATCGATGGTTGGGACGTTTACCGCCGAGGGCGGCACTTCCTTAGCAACCTGGTCTGCAAGGCGTTTTTGAATGGCCTGCACGACTTCGCCATTGGCGAGGGTATCCACGTAACTGCGGACGTTCCCGCCGTAGGTGCGGTCAAAGATGTATTCAGCAGGCGTAGGCTTTACGGCGGAACCCGGGGCCACATAGGCGTTGGTGAGCATACGTCGAACAACGCGCTCAGATACCTCATCAGTCTTGTCAACTGTAAGGAAGTCGCCAGTCTCATCAAGGGAAATATCCCCTCCCCAAGGTAACGAGAGGTCCGCCATGGTTTCCCTTCTTCTTTCGATGGCGGAGGTTCAGTTACCTTGGTTACTTGATTTTTACTACAGATGAGCCTGACGGAATCGGGACATCAACGAGCGAAGCCAATTGGGCCAGAACTGCACCCGCGTTCGGTACACCCGCCGCCACCATAGCGGTCGCAAACTTCGTGAGGTCATCCAAGCGTTTGCTCTTCAGGTCATTCTCGAATTGCGTGAGGTGCGACTTGTTGAGTGCAGCGTGGGTGCTGTCGAGGTTCGCCACAATGTCGCCCAGACCCACATTCGGGGCAATATGGCTAATCTCACTCGTGGCGTCTGACGCCAGGGTCTTGAGGCCGCCAGCCGTTACATGGCTAATTGCGCGTCCCACGTCATCGTACAGAGTGTAGTGACCGCCAGCCGATAGATGCTTAAGGAGCTTGTTAGCATCATCCATAAGAATGACGTGACCGCCAGCCGAGAGGTGCTTGACGACCTTGTTGATGTCGTCTTGAATTATGTTATGGCCGCCAGAAGTGCCGTGGGTCGTGTAGGCTGCACCTTGTACGTGCGCCCCGCCCTTCCCGTCACCGGGAGTAGGGCCGTCATCAGTCGTGGTATGGCTTGAGCCGTTCTTATCCTTCCAGCCGTTCGTCTTGCCGTCCGTGAACGGTGGCGTCTCAACATCGTTGAATAGGAAGATGGCGCCCAGCGGCAGAATATTGTGCATGTCGATGAAGAACAGCACGGCCTGACCGTTCTGCGGTGGGACAAACTGGGCCCCGTAGCCTGGCCCGTTCTGCGGTGTGCCAATCTGCACCCACCCCGTTTCAATGGGGTTGCCGCCCTTATCGGGGAACAAGGGCAGTGTGAATTTGCCGAGGTGGCGCGTGGCGTCGTAGGCCGTCAACTCACCGACAGTGCAAGACAGCGTGCGAGGTGCAGCGTCTGCGTGTGCACGCATAGCTGCGAAGAAGTCCATGTAAGACATCAGTCGTTCGCCAACCCTCCGGTATTTTGCGGCAGCACGTGATTCACCGCCAGAATGTTAATTTTGAGACCACCCTCAACGCTCCAGTGCCAGGACACGCGCCGGGGATGATACGTCTGGTTATGGGAGCCTTGCGACGCACCCGTCAGCTTGAACAGAAACTCAGGACCGTTCTGGGCCAGGAACGCGACATCAGCCTGGGTGGGGCTGAACTCTACTTCCAGGATGAACTCGTGACGGCTCAACTCCTCTTGAATCTGCTGCGCCTTGAGTATGCAGGCATCCTTCGACAGTCCCGGCCAGCTGAACACGTACTCCTCCGTGTCCGTATCTGCAGGCTGGGCACCTGAGATTGACGCGCTCTGTTTTCCCGATGGCGTCTTGGCCTGCGAGGGCGATTGAGTAGTAGGTACATCCAGGGTCTGCCCGTTCAGCAGGTAGGCGTACTTCTGATTGAAGTCAGTGGTGTGCTTTGCCTTGTTGTGGAGAAGGTAAGACGTAACTTTAACGTGGATGTTATGGGCGTGCAGCGCGGAGTGCTTCACCTTACATTCCAACAGGTCGCCTTTGCCTTGGCTCTTCACCATAGTAGGTAGATTGGCGCTGGTAGTGCCCGGAGGACCGACAATGACTGTCTGGCCCACAACTCTTGTCTTCCAACCCACGCCGTTTGCCAAGGCGTTGATGTAGTCCATGCGCTTCATCACTGTGGACATCGAAGCGTAGTCGTCAGCGAGAACCTTGCCCACGTCAACGCCTGCATGCCCGACTTGCGCTGTCAACCCGACATCCGTGATGACCTTCCTGATGACGTCGCCTACGTCCACGTTTTGGTCAGCCTTGATGGTCATCTTCTTGTCGATGAGCAGCGCAAGGATACCACGCGTGGTCATGTCGATGGTATCAGCCTTGTAGTCGGTGTTGATTTCATCCAGGTACGAATACAGCACCTGATTCGGCAGGAGCGTCTTGCCGACTTCGCCAGCCTTAATGATGACCGGGATATACTTGCCCTGCTGCGACATCGCACCGTAGTCTGGAGAGCCGTCGCAAGGGGTGATGAGGGTTGCAGTGTCCGCATTGCCGTAGGCCGTCTGCTCAACTGTGATTTCAGACGTAGGCACGAAGTTGCCGCCCAGGTACGCTGCAAGGCGTGGGAAGAAGGCACCCGACTTAGACATTAGCTGAATACCGGAGGAAGGTGGATATCCGTAGGCGTGTTGATGAAGAAGTCCTCCAGGTTATTGGCGGTCGCAATGGAAGGCGCAACGTCCGTTGGGTCTACCTCAGGGTAGTAGATTGAAGCCAAGTCGAACAGGTTGCCCATGTACTGCGGAATGGTGCGAACGTAGGGGCCTGCGCCCGCAAGCTGGGCCAGGTTCTGACGCATCAACCCGTAGTTGCCGAGGGCCTGGAGAGAGGCGTTCAACTTCGCCATATCTGCTTCCAGCACGGCAGTGCTCATCAGCGGATTGACGTAGGAATCCAGCTCAGAGAGGAGCGTGTCCAACGAACCCAGCACGGTCAAGAGGTTGACCAGGGGCTGCACGTTTAACGGAAAAAACTCAGACAGCAGGGTGTCCACCTGCGTTGCAGCGTCAATGCAGACCAGAGGAAACTCAGCATCAGCCGCCGCAGCCGCCTGGATAGCCGCTTGACCGTTTGAATAGAACTGCTGTACACCTACATCAAAGGGTACAATATAATCTTGAGCGTATACAGCGCCATTGCGGTTCTCCAGAACCACAAGCTCAATCTCGTACTGAAGCTCAAATTGTCCTCCTGCCGGGGTAGCCTTGAAGCGTTTGATGATGCAGTTGTACTGCAAGGGTCCGTAGACCCATAAAACTTCTTGCTGGGCCGTACAAAGGCGGTCAAGCTGTTCTGCACGGCTGAGGGCGTTCGCCCCAAACAACGTGGCGTTCCAGGTTGTAGGCAGCGGGAACGCGCCTTGGGTGTGGACCTTGACGACGGGGGCACCGCTCTCAGAAATGAGTTTGTGCTCGGCCATCATCAACTCGTGGCCAATATCAAACTTCTCCGGCACCTCAAACTTCGTGAGGACGATGTTGCCGAGGCTGAATGTTAGCCGTTGTGCCATTATTGGGCCCTCTTGAGCATAGCGTCAAACAACAGAGGTGAGGCCGTGTTGCCACCCATAGCGCGTGCTGCACTTCCTGCTCTGCTCGTCAGACCTTTGACGACATGCGTCTGCGTGTGCTTCGCAACGTCCTTGCCGTCAATCTGAACCGTGATATTGTTCTGCACCGGGACCTGGAGGCCGCCCAGCGGGTTGTTCTGCTCCATGACCGGACGAACCTGGGACGGGTACACGACGTTATAGCCGCCGTTGACCGTGCCCTGACGTACCATACCGTCATTGGCCTGGTTGAACGCCTGCCCGAAGTTTTGGAAGCCTGCGCCGACATCCTTGAACCACTGCATGATGCCGCCGCCAGCGTGGACCCAGTTAGACGGGTTCAGCATCCACTTGACCATGTTTAAAATCATCTGCCCGACAGCCTGCATACCTACCTGCACGCCGTGGACGATGCCCGGCCACAGCTGCGTTCGCATCCAGCGAACCAGTGTGCCGAGAACCCAGCCAATGTCCGTCGCATGCGCCTTGAACAAGTTCAACGCGTCAATGGCGAGCATGACCCAACCCACAAACGGAACAAACTTGGAGCCAACGCGCAGAACCAAGCCTATGATGTCCGCCAGCGCACCGCCTAGACCCGTCTTGAGGATGACCCGGAGTGCAGCCATAGGCGAACGAAACACGCCCTTGAAAAGGTCGCCCAACGCTTCGCTGAGAGGCTGGATGGCTTCACGAAGGAAGTTGCCGAGTTTGCCGCCATTGCCGAGGAGGCCGCGCTCATTCATAACGTAGCCACCACCCGGACGAGCGAACCCGGACCCGAACAGCCTGGTGGGGAGGCCCTTAAACATGGACCAGCCGCCCTTCAACAGGTCTAGACCCAGGACAGCACCGATAACACGCCCGATTACACCACCTTTGCCCCCGGCGACAGTGGCAATTGCGGCTGCATCTTCAGCTACGGCCGCACGACCCGCCGAACCCGCCAAGACGTTGATGGCTGCGTTGAGCGCCCAGATTTGACGACCTGCAATAACAGCTGCGCCGACGAACGCCGTCATGCCGCCTGCGACAAGGGCCAGCGTGCCTGCCAGCGCTGCTTGAGGGTGGTCGTTCATCCACATCGTCAGATGCGACAACGCGTCAGCGAAGCGCGCCAAGTACGGGGTTGCGACTTTGGCCAGCGGTAAGAACGTCGCCTCAATCAAGGAGTTGAAGTTAGTGCCGATGAGAGACACGATGCCAGCATAGTTGCCCTTTACAATCATGTCCTGAATCTTCTGGATGGTGGGAATCTGAGCCATATGGGCTTTGTTCCGCAACATCTGCTCCGCTGCAGCCTGGTTCGTGATAGCCGCCATGAACGTGCCGCCTGGTTTGCCGAACGCAGCAATCAGCATGTTCGTGTACTTGATGGGGTCCGTGTTGGCCGCAACCTTCTGCAGGTGCTTAATCATCGCATCCCACTGAAGTTTGTGGTCCTTCTGGTAAATCATGTGACCGTTACGGTCCACGATGCCGAGGCCCACGTCAGCCGCAAGCTGTTTGCCTTGACGCGAGTTAGTCATGGCTGCTGCGTTGATTGCTCCCAGCAAGTCATTCTGCATGCTGGAACCGCCACGGCCCGAGAGGAAGCCTGTCTGACCCATCGTGGCCAGCGCACCGCCAATTTGGTCGATGTTGAGGCCGAGAGTCGAGGCAAGAGGGCCGAAGTACTTCAGCTGGGTGACAACCTTGTTGAGGTCGCCGCCAGAGTAGCTAATCTTGTTGAACCACTCCAACATCTTGTCGGTGTCTTTGGTGCTGTACGCCTTCAGCAAGTGAGCCGCTTGGATAGCGAGGCCCACAGAATCGGTGGCGTCATGATGGAACGCATACTGCTGCACGTCAGCAAATGCGGCAAACTTCGGAAGCAGGGCCGCTACCTGGTCTTTGTTGAGACCCTTCTTAGCCATCATGGCCGCCTCACTCGCAATGGTGGAGGCCGATTGACCCGTATTCGCAGAAACCTGGAACACCTGGCGCTGGAAGGCCGCCATCTCATCTGCGTTCGCACCCGTCGCAATCTGGAGGTTGGTCAAAGCCTGTTGAAGCTGACCTGCACGCTCCAGTCCGTGGGCCACGAAGGCCGTGACTGCAACGCCTGCCCCGGCGAGGCCGACAGCCGCAGCGGTTCCAAGACCGGACATGATGTTTTTGAGACGCAATGAAGCAGACTCAGCCTGTTGGGCTGAGGCAACGAAAGAAGCGAACGCTGGGCCCGTCATGTTGCGGGCTGAAAGTAGGACCGCTACTTTCCAGGATGCGTAGATTAGACCACCGCCTCTCTAGTCACGAGCGCCGACTAACCAGGGATGAGTAAGCCTTGCTAACGCCCCGCCCGTAAATGAGGGCTGCTTCCAAGCTGATGCCGGTCAACTTGAACAACTTCTCCTCATTCTCTGCGAAAGCCAAGCCCACCGTAGGACGTGCAGGCACGTTCTTAGCGGGGTCGCCTACTTCCATACCGAGTGCCTTGTCGAGGTCCGACCCGACACCGCCTTCCAGACCTTCCACCTGTTTGTAGTACGAGTCACGCAACTCGCCCGTTCGCAACAGAGGTTCATCTGGGCTGAACCCGCGTGCTTCCCGGTCCGCAATGGTGGCCGAAGCAAGAGGGGGCCAAGGCTGAAACGGTCCAGCCCCGCCCTGATACTCGCCAAACTTTTCACGGGTGTCGTGCAGCAGCTTTGCAGTGATGGCTTCCATGCCTTCGTGCAGCACTTCTTCCATAACCTCTGCCAAGCCTACCGCATGTTCGATAAGCTCACCGAACCCGTGAAACTCCATCTCACTTCTTCTTTTCGACCATAGACTGCCAAACCCCTTGAATTTGTTGCCCGGTTTCGGGGTCTACCCATATCTTGTCCCACAGAAACTTGTCGCCATTCACTTCACCCTTGACGATGTTGATAGCATCAAGTTCAAGTGGGCTCATTGATTGGACCTCAGCCCACGTGGGACTGGCCACGGCAGCCATGGCTCTGAAGCTGGGGTCCGAGGTCAGTCCCGCAGTTTAGCGCGTTTTTCAGCCTCCAGCTTGAAGATACGTTCCGTGATACGGTCCTGAATCTCATCAGGGTTGAGGTTCTCAGCGGCTGCCTCTTTGAGCACTTCCTCAATAGCCGACATCATGCCGGGGTTCACCAGCTGCTGATACTCGTTCATGAACTCGTCCAGCAACTCGTCGCTGCCGAATCGGTCCATGAGGGCCGCAAACGTGTTGTAGCTGTGGAGGAGGACGGGCTGGCCGCCGACCGAGCGAATGCTGAGGAATGCAGTCGCAATGTTGACCAACTCTTGGTCTTTCAGTTGGTCTGAGGAGAGAATCTCACGAAGCCTGAGTTTCATGACGCCCTGCGGTTTGCCGCACACCACAACTGCACCGTCAGGGAGTTTGAGGCTGAACGTAGGTTCGTCAGTGGTGGTCTGCTCCACCTTCTTAGCCGCTACGACTTTGGCTTGAGCCATTTGTACCTTTCGATAGAAAAAATCAGAGGAGCATTTCTGCTCCTCCTAGTTTCGTGACTGCTGAGGGAAGGTCCTGTCTTAGACCAGACCTTGCCCGCCGAGGGTCAGTGTCGAACCGATGCCGACCGATTCACGCTCTGGGAAGAAGAACTTGAATGTCTGGTTGACTTCGTCCACACCCTTAAACGAACCGCCATCCGTAGGGATGATGGTGCCGTTGATGTAGTTGTACTGGTTGCGGCTGCCGTCCGAGTTGACGACCGTTTCCAGCATGCTGATATCCGGGTCTGCACCGCCTGCCTTGAAGTTGTCTTCCAACCACTGGGCAAGGTCGTCGCCCACGCCGTTGACGCGAGCAAACTGGAGCGTGACTTCGTAGCCGCCGAAGATGGCGCGTGCAACGAAGACACCGCCGTTGTTCGTGGGCCGCACCTTCGCCTCAGTCCATTGCGGCGTGAAGTGCGTGTCGATATGCAGTCCAAACTGCTGAATGACGTTACCGTTCACGCTGACGCTGATGGTAAGGTCCCGGCCAATGTTAAACTTTGCCACTTACTTGATGCTCCCCTTATGACCCAGCGGGTTTGGACGATTGGCTGATGATGCTGACCGTCTGTCCAGCCGTGACGTTGACGACCAGGCGGTTGACGACCGACATGAACTCTACGACGATGTCCACGCGGCAGATGCCCGCTTTAATGTTGGCCACAGGATTGTTCGACAGGTTGCACGTGACGTCGTAGTCGTCAATCTTGAATGCCTTCTTCTGCGGCCCGAAGTAGGCACGGAGTGCAGCCTCAACGCCGTTACGCAACGGGTCCGGGTCACGCGTGGTCTGCAGCCGATTGACGAACTGACCGAGCGTTGGGCCCGAGAGGTCGCGCAGGATGGAGTTGAGTTTGCGCGTGTACGCAATCTCACTCGTTGCCTGGTTAGACGAGGTGTTCTTGCCGTGACGCACACCGATAGCCTTAGCACCCGGAATCGGGTACGCAAGGAAGATGATGCCGTTGGCTTCGAGCATCGCCATGTCGCTGGCAGAGTACGGCTGCGGGTTCGCACCCATCGTGGTGTCCGTGCCCAGGATGCCGTACACCGGGTTATTGCCCGGGGATTGCTCTGGGTCAACCGACAGCGCCACACCCGCGATAACGCCCGTAGTTGGGAGCGTCACGTTGGTGTTGAGGTACGTGTCGAGGTACGTCACCGTGCCGAGGCAGAGAATCAGGTCAGGGTCCGAGACACCCGCCGTGTTCTTAGCTGCAACCGCTGCAGTAGGCGTCATGGCGCCCATGCCGGCGTACGCAGCCGCCGATTCACTCTTGGCGAACGCCAGAAGCGTGGACCAAGCCGTGGAATCCGTGCTACCCGCAAGCATAACGCCGTCGATGCCAGTGCCGCGAAGGGCATACATGCCTGTGCGCGCACCTGCACCGCCATCCGTGCCGAGCAGTTTGGCCGTGTTGAGAGTGGCCACGCCGTCCAGACCGCCCGTCAGTACGATGGTTTCACCCGTCGCTGGAGGGAGGACCGTGCTAGGCGTGCCCGGGAGTGCTAGCTTGACGAGTTGCGACGCAGCGTTGACTGCGTTCATGATGTTCGTCCAAACCGTGGCACCCGCGTTGCCGTCAATGCGGTCGAAAACTTCCGTCACCGAACCGAGGGTGACGAGCACCTTCCAGGTGAGGTTTCCGGTAACGCTGTTGCTGCCGGGCAAGAGGGACAGTTGAATCTTGTCGCCGTAGCTGCCCGTGTAGAAGGCCGTCGCCAACAGGCCCGGGGCTGGAGTGCCCGTTGAGTCGCTGAGCGTGCCCGTTGCGGCTGCATCCGTGCCGTCCGTATCACGGACTGCCGTCACGCCACCCTGGGGCTGCTGCGCGAGGAAAAGCGAACCTACCTGAACGATGTCGTGGCCCGAATTAATCGGAGGACCCCACGTGGTCAGAAGGTCTTGGGGCGTGTTCTTGGTGACCGGCACACCGACCGGACCCCACGACGCACCACCTGACAGGCCCAGGTTCATTAGGTCCTGTGCATTCGTAAGGATAGGCTGGGGCGGGTTTACTCCAAGGTAAACGTCGTCAACCCCGGTGCCGTTCGACAGTAACGCCATCTGTTTTGGTTACTCCTTCGGAGGTGTTTGACTAGGACCTTTTGGGCCTTTTGTATCAGCTATGTTCTTCGTCGCGCCATTATGGGGTCCCTTGTTTTCAATGGGAGCTGGTGCAAGCACCTTGACGCCGAAGTTGTGGTTGCGGAATTGCTCCTCCACATCGTCCCAGTCTAGCACATCCCCCGGCTTATGCGGGCCGAACGGGAAGCGCACCTGAAACTTGAACTTGGGAATCTTCAAAGCCATTAGTTACCGCCTTTGTTTACTAGGAGTAGGCCCAGAGGCTGGCTGTCGAGTGCAGCGTAGAGGTCAACCTCAGACACCGTGTAGGCGGCTGTGGCGTCACCTTGCGGCACTTGCGTGACCGTGAAATCAGCCATATAGCTCATCTGGGCAATGTAAATGGAATCTGTTTGCTCGTCGTCAAACTCCAGGATGTTTGAGAACGTGACGGCCGTAACCGTCGTGTCTGTCTCCGTCTGCCTGAAGAAGTCCGTCAGCCCTGCACGGATACGGTCTTGAATGGCGCGACGGGTCGCACGGTCGTAGGACCACGCCTCAACGATGACTTGCTTCTTGGACCGCCCCACTTCGTAGACTGCCTGGTTAGTCTGTCCTACGACCGGGATGCTGTCGTAGTTGTCGATGAAAGGCACCAGCTGCTCCACCTTGCCGGAGTAGACTGCAACCTGCGCCATGTGGTTCTCCAGCCGTTCCGTCACCTTGACCTGAATCGGGTGGCCGGGGGTCACGAGGGTAGCGGGAATCTGGCCAGCCGTCGTGGTGAGGTTGACGTAGTTTGGTGGTATGCTAGGCTGGAACGGTGCGAGGACGTTTGCGACCGTTGCTGCTAGGTTGTCGAGGACATCATCAATGAACGCCATGAGCACCTGCCAATGCCATCTCAACGAGCATCTTGGTGAGCGGTTTGATAGCGTGCGGACGGTCCTTCAGTGCAGCCTGCTGGCCCATCGAGGTCGTCAACACGACGTAGGTATTTAGGCCCGCAGCCTCAACGGCATCTGCAACCTCACCGCCCGTCATGTTCGGCATGATATAGTCGAGCATGGCCACATCCGGTTTGTGCTCCTGGATAGCCTTCCACGCTGCACTGCCATCGTTGCACTCAGCCACGACTTCGTAGCCCAACTTCAACATGATGCGTTTGCACACATCCAGCATCAGCGGGCTGTCGTCAGCGATAACTGCCTTCATACTCTTCTTCCAACTCCTCCATAAGAGTGATGTACTTCTGTTCGATGTCTCTGCACTCACTCTCCAGCATAGACCAGATGCGTGTCGAAGTCCAGTAGGGGAGGAACCCCAGCGAACCCGCAGACGTCAGACGTTTGGAGCAACGGGCCTCAGCCTCAATTATCTCCCGTGACTGCGCCTCTTGGAGCGCCACCGCCTTGGCGATGAACTCCTGTTCCTTAGATGAATACGCTTTCACAGATTGCCTGATAGCCTTGCAGACCTGACGTGAACGCCGACACCGTCTCAATCTTGAACCTGTTCCCGTTCTGGTCGCTAACCATGTCGCCAGGCATAATCTGCACGCCAGGCAGTAGCGGGATGTACGCGAAGTGCGTAGAGCGGTGGGTAGCGGTGGGGAACTTCAATTCTTGCGCTGGCCCGAGGCGGGAGTAGGGCTGCAATCCCATAGGGATAACGGCAGCGGTTCCCGTCCCCGCGACATCGTACATGCCGTTGTCGAGAACGTAGAGCCATTCGTCCTTCTTGGACTGGCCCTGGTATACGCCAAGACCCAGCACAGGGTCATCTGTCTGGGAGGGGCCGTTGGGGCGCGTGAGGCTCCCCATAATTTCGGTGCGAGCGAAGACAGCAGGCATGAGAGGCTGCACGTCAGAAAGGACGTACGCACGACCGTCCGGTGAACCCGCCAGTGTGGGACCCGTTTCAACCAGTACGTCGCCAATCTTGAGTGAACGAACGTCGCAGATGCCGCCGTACAGCATCTTGTAGATGGGCTCATTCTCCAGCGTGGACTTCGGGAGGCCCAGGGTGATACGCGCCGGGAATGACTCGTTGACGAGGTTCAGTGGGTCGATGATGCTGGTTGCTGCGTTTGCAGTACCGCTCAGGCCGCCCAGACGATAGACCTTGTAGGTGGAGGCGATAGGCTTGATGCGACCCAGACCACGACGAAGGGCGCTATCAACTTGAGACAGACCCATGGCTTACACCGAGTATTGGGTAGTTTTGATACCCGACTGCGCGTTGGGCGGGTAGAACGCCAGCATGACGCCCATCTCATAGCGATAGCGCGCAAGAAGGTTGTTGCGAACCTTCAACTCATCAGGACGGAACACCGCCTGACCGAGGCTTTCAGAACCTACCTGACTGAATCCGAGGTTCTGGCTTGCGGACAGTAGCTGGGCTTCCAGCGCATCGCAAACCGGGAGGAGGCCGTAGGCCACCTGCGCGGCTGCAGCGTTGCCGTTGCCGTCGTCAACCACGTACATGGGCGACGGAAGTGAGGTGCCGTTAGCTACTACCACAACATTGCTCACCGGAGTGATGCTGAACGTCGTGGAGCCGTTGGCCGGCAAAAGTGAGAACTGAATGGCGGTGGACGTCACCAGTCCCAGCCCATTGTTGAGGGCTGAGATAGTCGCACTCTGGGCCAAATAGCCGTTCAGGTTCTGACGAATCTGAGTCAAGAGGCCGTTGGCGACCGACATCAAAGGGTCAACTGCAACGGTGTCGCTGGCCTGGACCGTGTACGATACCGTGGTTGAGCCGATGGTGAACGAATAGACTGCACCGACATTCGCCGGGGAGTAGATGATGAACGCCCCGTAAGGCTTGCCGAGCAGCAGGGACTCCTCCTCAGGCTGAAGCACGTTCATGTAAAACTCCAACTCACCAGCGCGGGTGACTGCACGCAGACCCATCGTGGTGTTAGAATCAATACGACCCGCCGCAGGGATACCCAGGTGGCGACGGATAGACGCCTTCTGCTGAAGAGTTAGAGCCAAATTATCTTACAGGGACGAGGTGCGCCCCTGCCTCACGGAGTGCGTTGAGCAGGATGGGGCTGGCGACTTCTTGGCCGCTACGAATCAGAATAGGGCCGCTGGCGTGCGTCGCAATGGAGGTGTCCTTGAGAGGCGTCCATACGGTGGCCTTCTCTGGGTCCACGCCAATTGCAGCTGCGCGTGCCGCTCCTGCACCGTAGGTGTCCTGGAGCAACTTCTGGGCCGCCATCTGACCGACAACGTCTGTTGCCGGGGCCTTGGGCTTGTTAGGAACGCCTCTAGGCATTAGCTAACCAACCCTGCTGCCGTTAGTGCAGCCTTGACCCCCGGCGAAACCACTACGGGCATGCCCTTGTAGAAGGTCTTGCTGGAGCCGTCCGGCATGACGTACGGGAACGTGCTGTTTGGCGTCACGAGGTTCGGGTCACTATAACCCTTCTCGTCAAACGCGCCCGAAGTCGTGGCCACTGCAGTGGTTTGCGGGTTCGTTGCCGGGAACCCGGGCGATACGTCTTTAGGTAAACTCATGGTCCTTTTCCTTTCGCTGCGAAGGCTTGGTTGCCCTCTTAGAAAACAGAAGAGGCCAGGGCGTTAGCCCCAGCCCCTCTTACCTGGTTCTGGTTGCGATTATCGCGCCGAGGCGACTTGGAGAGCAACTGCACGCTTGTAACGTGCCGCGCTGGCCGAAGGAACCACGATGTTGTTGATAGTCGCATCCGTAGGACACGCGTACCCGCCGATGTAGTACCAGCCCATGCTCAGGATTTGGCCTGCGCGGTCGAGCGGCATACGGTTGACGAACACGATGTCGTCCACGATGTCGAACTTCTGGATACCCATGTCCGGCATCGAGCGGATGGCTTCAGCCGTACCCGCGAACGGGGACTGCTGCACGTACTTCTCGCCCGTGATGATTGCATGGCGAACCGTCAGCTGTTTGCCGGCGTGGTTCGTGATGCTGAACGACGGGCTGTTGGTGGTCGGTACGAACGTCACACCGAAGTTGCGGTTGATGCGCGCCCCCTTGAACTCGGCAGAATCAACCGTGCCTTGCGACATGATTTGGTACTGCGGGTCCGTGAAGAACTGAGCGTCAACAATCGGGTCGATGTAGCACGGATAGGTGCCATCGGCCAGAGGCGACTTCACGCCGTTCGCACGCAGCTCAGACACCGCGTTGATGACGAGTTGGGCACCGATGGTGTCCGTCGCATCAAGCGCCAGTGCGCTGGCTTTGCCGTTCGGACGATAGACCTTCGCACCGTCGAACGCCGTGATGACGTCGCCAACTGCAAGGGTTTCGTTCGCAGCGAACGTGACCGTGCCGCTGACGCCGAGGCTGCCCATGCTGGAGGTGCTAGGCGTATCCGGGGTCCATCCGACGATGGTGGCCGCCGAAGTGCTGCCGTCCGCAGCCTTGATGATGGTGACGTTGAGCGGGTTCGATGGGCTCACCGCCTGCGGCGCACCCGTTGGGAACGTGTTGCCGTTGATGGTGATGGTAGCGAACGCCGTGTTCAGACCGAGGACGTTGTCCACATGCGCCGTGGTCTGGGCCGTGGTGGCCGCCGTGGCGAAGCTGGAGCCAGCGAGGTACGCCTGGAACGCCGTCTGCATGACGCGAAGGTCAAGCGACAGTGCCGCGTTCTCACCGATGTTGTCCACGTTCTGCTTGAACAGGTCCGCAATGACTTCCTTCTCTTGAACGAGGTTCAGGTCAAGGAAGTAAGGCGACATGCCGATGCCGACCGACCACTGTTCGAACGGATAGGTGGGGTTACCCGCACCGACACCGCCGATGCCCGTCACGCCGTTGTCGAGGCCCGTGTTGGCCGAAGGCGCCAGGTCAGAGAGAACAGGGCTGATGCGGCCCGCACGCGAATACGTGATGCTTTCGCCCGAGCGAACCGGGACCGGGAGGCGGAACGCCGTCTTGCGGTAGGCGTTCTTCGCGCCCAACTGCATCTCATAACGACGAGCCAGCATGTTCTGCTGGAAAATGCCTTGGAGCGCGGTTGGAAAGTTTTCAAATGCCATGTTGGCGATGACTCCTTAGTCGTGAGTGTCTTTTCGAGGCTAACAGCGTCAACGGCTCAACCGTGGTTTTCGCCACTACCCCCAAACTCACAGAGTCATCTGACTATCGCTATGGGGTGGTCCGCTGCCTCAGCATACAGACCATTCCCCATAGCTTCGTTTTTCTATGGTGGACTCCCTTTTATTTAACTGTAGGGACTTTTGACGACCTCATCCACCAGGTTCTCATCAAACGCTTCCTGGGCCGTAAGGTACACCTCACGCCGTTTGTAGCGGTCTGCCCAGTACTCAGCAGGCTTGCCGGTACGCTCTGCATAGATGTTGTTGATGACGGCCATCATCTTGTCGCCACCCTCCATGTAATCCTTGAACTCCCGGTACTTGCCGTAAAACTCGTCACGGTACTCATGAATCATGAATATGGCTGTGGAGTCAATGAGGCGACGGGTTGCAGCCTGGGTGATGATGGTTCCCATGCTTGACGCCTCACCCATGATGTGGACGTTGACTGGCCGACCTTCGCGCTGAATCTTGTTCATGATACCCATGACGCCGAGGCCTGAGGATAGGCTGCCCCCGGGTGACGTCAGGAACATCGTGATGGGATGGCCCTTCTTCAGGGTTAGGTGCGCGCTCAGCAACTCGTGCTGCATCTCAGTGCAGCTGTTCTCCTCAACCTCACCGTGGAAGAACAGAAACCCCTCTTGGTGCGCCAGGTTCTCTTCAAAAGCACCGTCTGGGATAGCCTTCTCCATGATGGTCCACACTATCTCATCGATAAGCGTGCCCACGTTCTTGAGGCGACGAGGCCGCAGGTGCTCCGTCACTGCGACCCGTATCTTGTAGTCTAGGGCTTCGTGGGTGAGTTTGCCTGTATCAGACACTCAACATTCTCCGCAATTTAAGGGGTGTTAGGGTGGGGACGTTTAGATGCCAGGGGAGCAGTTTCCGGTAGACTTTCTCAAGCAGGACAACGTCCTGGGCGTTGTACTTCCGCATGAGGGACCACGCAGCAGGGTCGCCTGAGATACACTTGCTCCACAACTCCCATCCCGTATGCTGCACCTTGGAGCCAAGGCCCAGGAATTTGGCGATGTAGCTGAGTTTGTTCGAGTTGAACTTGAAGTGTCTGCGAGCAATCTTGAGCGTGTCGATGGTTCGGAAAGGCGACGTTGGGCCGAAGCCATGAGCGATGAATCGCGCATGAGCCTTGCGTATATCGTGACGGTCACCATTGTGCGCGATGATGACGTCAGCTTCGTCAAAGACCTTCCACAACTCCCAAGCCAATGCCCGGTCGTTCATTTTGTCTTTGGCGTAGCCCTTGAAGTCTGGGAGGGCGTAGGTGTGAACCTTTGATTCACCCTCCCAGCGCACGGAGAAGCTGAGCAGCTGCCATTCCGTGTTAACGTCAATGACGTTCTGCTCGTAATAGTCCCAAACCCACGCTAGGTTCGGGGCGTTCTCAATGTCGAGGAACGCTATGCGGAGGTTATGCTTTTGACCAGGCGTCTTCAAACGCTTCGTCTGTGACCGTCTTGTCCGAGAAGTCGGTGGGCTTGCCTTGTGCGCGGTTGTTCGTGCCCGGGGTGATTTTTGCGCCTTCGGTCTTGCCACCTTTATCTCCCTTGTCGCCCTCGTTGGCGCTGGTGTC